TAGCATTTTGACATATCCAATTGCACTTGGAACAACTGTCTTATAACCATAGACTGCCAATCCTCTAACGCCATCACCGAATGAAGACTCAAGTCTCACAGTTTCTGTGTTAGTAAATTGGGAAGCATAAGCTAAAGCTTTCGGGTGTCCATAGATACCGTAAGTGATAGAACTTGCCGTATAGAGGTTATTACTAACATATACTTTAAATCTATCAACCATACCTATGAAACCATTTCTTAATGGAGACACTGAGTCACCAGTTAAGTAAGCTTGCCTTAATTCAGACTGTTTCAACAAAGCCCCCTCTGTAGGGGAAACAATGAAAAATCTGCCGTCTTCAGGAATATTACTAACATCAAGGTTTTTCCCTGCGTCAATAATTGTTCCTAGAATATTAGCACTAGTCATTGCTGTTTCACCATTGTTTAAAACTGACTGTCCAAAATCGCCTAGAGCATTTTCAAATACATCAGCTTCGATAGCGATTTTCATGTTGTTAGCTGCATCTTCTGCGGCTGCACTCATGTAATCAATATCGGCTTGTCTTTTTAAAATGTCATCAACTTTGAAAGCATAGCTTTTGGCTTTATTTATGTTCAACTCTACGGTAGACGAAGTTACATCAGCATAAGTTAAAGAGCCAGTGTAATCCGCTACGGTTACAGCTGGTACTGTCCTTATATTGACTTTATCGCCTTGCCCCGAAATTTCTCCTTCGTAGTCATTGTTAGTGACCTCGGCCAATACAGTTTGTTTATAAAACTTGGCTTGAAGTTTTTTAGAAAAAATTTCAGGTATAAAGTGTTGTTCACCAGCTGCAAATGAAAAACTGCCACTGCTGGATGAAATTGCCATTATCTACTCCTAGATAAAAGGTTAACATTAATGTAAAAAGTTTATCTAACTCGGCCTTCGGCCCAGGCTTGATCAATTGCTTTTTCGTGTTTCTCGAAGTCAGCATTTTTCAAACGCTTGATCTCGGTCCTTGTCCAGATCTTCTTTTTACTACCTAATTCTTGTTTCCTGGCTTTTGGTAGATTGGGTTCAACGGCTTGTTTTGCCTTCTCTGCCAAGTTTGCCTTAGAAACAATATTCGTAGTTTTAAAACCTATATCAGATTTATACTTAGAAAGTAAAGCAACAACATCAGCGGGTTCTCCTGTGCTGGCAACTCCTCTCCACATTCCGGTTTGTCGTTCCAACCAAACTGCAAAGTCATCGCTACTGGCCACGGATGCATAATCTGGATGGGTTCCTTCAATTTCTTGAAAGTGTTTCGCATCCGATTCCGCTTTCTGGACTTTTGTTAGTTTCGCTTCAGCTTTATTAAGTTTCTGTTCCACCAGGTTAATTGACTCATCAACATATTGTTGTAAGGGTTTAACCAACTCAGGATAATCTTTCGTTATCTCTGAGAGATCTACATTAACCTCTTTCTTTGCTGCCTCAACCGCTCTTGGAGACTGCACTGCTTCCATATCCTTAACCTTTGCTTGTAGGTTACTAACTAAGTCCTTTAACTCTTTACTCTCTTGGGTAGACTTGGTCATTAATGCCTGGGCATTTTTGTACCTGTTTTCCCACTGAGAGGGAGTTAATTCGTTACTCTCTTTCGTAGTTTCCTCTTCATCAGACTCTGAGGCTTCCACCTCTTCGGCTGGTTCAGGTTCTTCTTCTACGCTTTGAACCTCTTCCGCTTGACTTGATTCTTCAGTATCCTGAGATTCATCGGGTGAAGTCTCAACAGTCTCTTCATTCTCTTCCTGGGTTTCTTTGGCTTCGGCTTCGGGATGTGCTACATCCTCTGCCTCTACCTCTGGTCCACTCTGAGAAGCTTCATACTGTCTTACCATCTCGTCAGCTTCTTTTTCTAACTTATCAGCGATTTCCTCGCCTCTAGTTTTATTCTCACTCATATTGTCCTCGGTCCCTATTGGGGTGTCGATTTAATTATATATGTTAGATGTATCCTTTCGGTTATCTCACGATTCAATTACTT